TCAATAAAGGTGCCCATTTCGTTTCGCCTTCTCGATTTCTTTGTACACCTTCGGCGGAATCGGATCGGTTCCTTCCCTGAGGTGATGCCTAAACTCGTGCATTGAACCACACCAGATCAAATCCGGATTTGACATCAAGATCTTGTTCGACGGCAACCGCCAGCGCCGCGCGATGGAGAGGCCGGCGGTCATGATGATGAACCGATTGTTCTCAATTTCGTCCGAGATCCAATCTATGGCTTCGTCTTCCTTCTCGGCGTCAACGGCATCTCCGCTAGCAACATTATCACGGTCTTTCTTTTCGCCGTCACCATCAGTCTCGACGTGCGCATCAATGCGTTTCTGTAGTTCACGGCTCTCTTCCGCCAATGTTGCAATCGTGCCGTGGAGCTTTCTCCACAATTCAAGATCGTCTTCATTTACGGGTCCGTGATAGATGACCTCCCCGGTTTCGTAGTCGATCTCGATGTCATCCGGGTGCGGAATAATCATCGGTGGCTCCTCGCCGCGGGCCTCATAGGCCCTGATATCGGCGAGCTTCGCTTTCTTGTACGCAACAGCTTTGTCAAACCCTTCAAGGCGCTCCTTACGCGCATCCGCTTCAGCCAGCGACAATGAGCTCATAAGTTGCTTGTGCGCAGATACGTTGCCCTGTGCGGCTTTAAATGCCAGGGCGCGTATCGCTGCTTGAATAATTGGCAGCGTCACAGGTCCACTTTTGTCTTGGATTGTCACCTCTCGGTAGGCCTCTTCTATCAGGATTTCGCGCATTTTCGTCAAAGATTTTGGCGCTTTGTTCTTGGATCCTTTTGGGCGACCTTTCGGGTTTCCGGATTTCCCTTTTTTGAAGCGGCTATGATTCGGGGGCTTGCGGTAACCTACGTCGCCGACAACCGAACGCTGAGGTTTTTTCTCTTCAGTCATGTTCACCTCCTGCAGGTTCGCTCACGTCGTCGCGAAACATTAGAACAGCCGCGTCCTTTGCAAATTGTTCCCAACGAGTCAGGATCACATCGCAGTACCCTGGATCCATCTCGCAGAGGTATGCCCGTCGCCCAGTCTTATCCGCAGCAATCAATGTCGATCCGGAGCCACCGAACAGATCAAGCACGATGTCCCTGCGGCCCGAGACATCGCGAATGGCATCCGCAATCATCTGCACGGGCTTCACCGTCGGGTGCATGCGCAGTTCTTCTACATTCGCGCCGCGGTATTCCCAGACGTTCGTGCGGTACCGGCCATGTTGGCCGAGTTCGAAGCTGTTGATATGTGGCTCCGAACCGAACTTGTAGGCGAAGATTAGTTCGTGGCGGGAGCGATAGAAACTCCCCATCCCGCCGTTGTCCTTCGCCCAAACGATGAGGTTCTTCAACTGGGAATAGATCCCTTCAGCGGCTGCCTGGACTTCCCCCATGTGACGCCAATCCATGCAGATAAAATGGATCGAGCCATCTTCGGCATGTCGACACAGGTTCCGAAAAGTCGTGCGAAGAAAGCTCGTGAACTCATCTTGGCTCATTTCGCCCGAGGCCATAGCGAATTCTGCGTGTTTGATCTTGCCTTTGCCACCCACATGCCCATCGATTGGCACGTTGTAGGGGGGATCAGTGAAGACCATCGAGGCCCGCTTACCATCCATCAACAGATCGATCGTATTCTGGTCGAGGCTGTTCCCGCACACTAGACGGTGCGCGCCAAGTTGCCAGATGTCGCCAGATTGCGCCCGCGCCGCAACCCGTTTTGGCAGAATGTCATCTCTTGGATCTTTCTCATCTTCTGGCTCCGTTACATCGATCAGCGTGTCTATCTCGGCAATCGAAAACCCTATCGCCTCGATCTCAAAGTCGAGATCAATTTCCGATAGTGCTTTCAGTTCCTCGGATAGAAGATCCTCGTCCCAGGTGGCATTGAGAGCGATCTTGTTGTCGGCCAGCACGTAGGCACGCTTCTGTTCGCGCGTCAGGTGCTCGATATACAGGCAAGGCACAGTATCCATGCCAAGTCGTTTTGCCGCTTCGACGCGGCCGTGACCGGCGAGGATCGTGTTATCCTTGTCGATCAGGATGGGATTGACGAAGCCAAACGCTTCAATCGACTCTGAGATTTGCGCCAGTTGCTTAGATGAGTGCTGTCGCGCATTGCGTTTCCATGGTTTGAGGTGGCTTGGATCTAGATTGCACACTTTCCCTGCGGAATGAGGAATGATTTGAGCGGCGGTGTTTGCATTTGATTTGGGTGCCATAATAGGACCTCCGAGCGGTTACGGTTAGCGGTCCTACTTTTTGCTTGTCGCGAGAAACAGATTCTGGCCAGCGACACTTACCTATACCATGTCCGGATTACTTTTCAAACCCCACTCCGCCTATTGCGAATACATTGATTCAACTGGACATCCCTCCCGACACGAGCGTCACTGATCCCAAGCTCGGCGAGACCCCGAGCCCGTCTCGGTAGGAGGTCGGCATTCTGCTGGCCCACAACACCGAGGAGCTCATATGTCCAAAACCACCTCACTCCCCGCGCACGGGACCAAGTTTGCAACCCTGCGGAAGCGTCTGAGCCTTGAGGCCTGCGCGGACATGGACGCCCCGCAATCTACCTCTAGCTGGCGACACCACTATGTCCGAGCGGAGTTGAGTGTGCCGGAGGATGCAAGGTGAAATCAGTGGCTGGCAAGATCGAGACCATGGAGCGGGCGGCCCTTATGGCTGTCTGGTCTGAGGTTTTCAACGCACCTGTCCCCAAACGCCTCAGCAGCCCATTCCTACGCCGGTTCCTAGCCTTTGAGTTGCAGGCCAGAGAAAGCAGTGGCTTGCCCAAGGGCTTTGTCGCCAAGCTCGGCCAGGCCGCGCGCCAAGACCAGTTCGCCACCAGCCCCGCACTCAAACCGGGCGGCCGTCTGATCCGGGAATGGAATGGCGTAACCCATGTGGTGGATGTCGTAGAGGGCGGTTTCCTATGGAATAACCAGCGCTATGCTTCGCTTTCGCCGATCGCCCGCGCCATCACCGGCGCCCGGTGGTCCGGGCCTCGGTTCTTTGGATTAAGGGGATCGCCATGACCAAGCCGAAAATCCGCTGCGCCATCTACACTCGAAAATCTTCCGATGAAGGGCTGGATCAGGACTTCAACTCGCTCGACGCCCAGCACGAAGCCTGTGCCGCGTTTATCGCCAGCCAGCGGCATGAGGGCTGGGTCGCAGGCAAATCCCGATATGATGATGGTGGCATCTCGGGCGGGACGATCGACCGCCCCGGCTTGCAACGCCTCCTCGCTGACATTGACGCAGGTCAAATCCAGATGGTGGTGATCTATAAGATAGACCGCCTGACCCGTTCCCTCGCCGACTTTGCCAAGCTGGTGGAGCGGTTCGATGCTGCAGGCTGTTCCTTCGTCTCAGTCACCCAGGCCTTCAACACCGCTTCATCGATGGGACGGCTGACTCTGAACGTTTTGTTGTCCTTTGCCCAGTTCGAGCGCGAGGTGACCGCCGAACGCATCCGGGACAAGATCGCAGCTTCCAAGAAAAAGGGGCTTTGGATGGGTGGGGTATCGCCGCTGGGCTACGATCCGCATCCCGATCCCAAGACCCGTGGCCTGGTCGTCAATACAGAAGAGGCAGAAACGGTGCGCGCGATCTTCACGCTCTACGACCAGCTTTCCTGCTTGAACAAGGTGATGCACAGCGCCAATCAGATGGGTTTGAGATCCAAGCTGCATCGTTTCAAGACCGGGCGCATCCAGGGCGGCAACCCCTTCTCGCGCGGACAGATATACGCCCTTCTCCGCAACCCGATCTATATCGGCAAGATCCGGCATAAGGCACAGATCTGGGACGGGCAGCATGAGGCGATCGTCGAAGTGGCCGTATGGGAAAAAGTGCAGGCAAGACTGCAGGCAGCCAGTATGCGGCCTAGGGGCCGAAAGAGCACTGCCCATAGACAATTCGCGAACCGCGTGGCGCTGCTCACCGGCAAGCTGCGCGACGAAACCGGCGATCGGCTCACCCCGACGCACACGAAACGCCACGGAAGACAGCTGCGCTACTACGTCTCCAACCGACTGATCTCGGGTGGGACCGATCCGAGCGGCTGGCGTTTGCCAGCACCCGCATTGGAGCAGGCTGTGGTTGACGTCATCTCGCGGCACCTTCGGAACCTCGGCCGCGATCATCGGATCTGCACAGTGCCTGACCTGAATCGTGGCAAAGCTATCGAGGCCAAGGTCCATACCATGATCAATCAACTGCCAGTTGGTGCACCGGACCTGCTCGCCAACCTCCTAGCAGCAGGGCGTATCGAAAAGGCCCGCATTACTTTGACGCTGCATGCAGAGGGCCTGGCCGAGGCGCTTGATATACAGCCCGATGAGATCGATCCGGCGGCCCTTTTGGTCGACGCCTCCTTCGCGCTGCGTCGGCGTGGGGTCGAAGGAAAGATCGTGGTTGGCGATCGCGAACCCCAACCCGATCGCATCCTTCTACGTGCCCTTGTCCGCGCGCACGCCTGGACGGCTGGATTGCGCGGCGGCAAGCCTCTAGGCGAGATCGCGGCCGAAACCAAACACTCCGAGTCTTACATCCGCACCCGAGCACAACTCGCATTCCTGTCGCCAGAAATCCAGCGTGCTATTCTAAAGGGACACCAACCGGCAGACCTAACCCTCGAAAAGATCATCCGAAAACCCGTGCCCCTCGACTGGCAAACCCAATCCAAACTATACGGATTCTGCCGCGTGCCGGATGATCTCTGAAACGTTCTTGCGGTCCCTGTTTCCACCCGGCTCTTTCCCTGATCGTCTAAAAAAATTCCCTGCAGATTTCTGCAGGGAAATCGCTCGCAAGGCATTGATATCCTGATGCGTTCCACGACCCAGATCGATTCAACCAGACAAGAAACCGGAAAATTCCCTGTAAATTCCCTGTAAACAGGGAAAATCGCACCTAACCGAAGCGGCTGATGCGGCCTCCGGAGACGGCACGCGGATATCGTGCCGGCGAAAGGCACGGAGGGTGTCTCTTGCATGGATGGCACAGTTTAAGCCCCCGGAAATACGAGGGAAAACAGGGAAAGAACGAGGTCTTTGGGAGAGAAAGGGGTGGGTGGCGGAATGGTAGACACACGAGACTTAAAATCTCCTGGCCAAATTGGCCGTGCCGGTTCGAGTCCGGCCGTGGGTACCAAGCGGAAGAGTGGCCGAGCGGTCGAAGGCACCGGTCTTGAAAACCGGCGTAGGTGAGAGCCTACCGTGGGTTCGAATCCCACCTCTTCTGCCAAGGTCCATCAGCTCTTGAGGCGTGGTTCCAACCATTTCGCCACGATCAACCTCGGAACCAGCGCCTGCACGCGCTCAGCATCCCGCGCCAGATCGAGCCGCTTCTTCAGCTTCACCTGCGGCACCAAGAGAAAGATTGGCACCGTGGCGCGTCCACGTCCCGTCTTTGAGCGCGTTTCCACCCCAAGACCGCGGCTATTCAGCCGCCCGTCGGCCACAAGCAAGCTCGGCCCTCGCCGTCGATAGACAAAGCGCAAACGCAATCCGCGCCTGCGCTCCCACTCGCCGGGGGTTAAGGCTTTGCCACGCGTCCCTTTGCCAGCAGCTGGCAGAGGGATGGCCAGCCAGAACCCGTCTTTGGACCGGATCAGAGGCCCTGTATCATGGGCCCCTATGATGACAGGTGCCTTCGACCACACCAAGGCTGCGGCGTTCAGGCTTGCACCAGAGCGAGGATAGGTTTGGCTCCGGATCGAATTCGACAATCGCCGACCAAGCCCGGATTGTGCGATCTGCCCGCGCCATGCGGTTTTAAGATCAGACCCAGCCTCGCGCATCGCAGCACTCACGGCCTGTTCACCAGCCTTGAGTTCAGCCGCCATCGCCGCAACCAAGTCAGGGCTGATATCGACGGAGAGTTTCATGCGGGGGTGAGCTCCAAGGTCCAGACCAACCGTTCTCGATCCCGCTGCGGCTCGCCCTGAATAAGGAAGGTCTCATCCCCGATCAGGATCTGCTCATCGGGGCGCGGTCTGGGAATATCTGCGACACGGATATCGATCCGGGTGGTGTCGGAGACAAGCCGTGCCGCCCCAAAGGATGTGATCTCATCTGGGCGGCGCAGGATCCCCCTGGCGCGCGTGAACTGTCCCTCGCTGTCTCGGTGCCAAATCTCAACCGAGAGATTGGCATCGAGGAACAACACACCGAGGGCATCGGCGAAGGCGCTCATCAGGTTCGCTTGGCAGAACGCAGGACCTGCGGCCGAGTGCAAATCGGCAGCGGGTTGCTTTCGATCTCAAGCCGCACCCATTCATCCCGATCGCGATCCGGGATCATACGCGCATAGAGCGGCAGACCCAACGTGTTGACCGTCTCGAACGTGTCGGCCGGAGCATAGTAGATCTCGAAGAGACCCTCGACACCTTCCGGGTAGAAATACGCCTTGTCAGTCGGCACGCCGAAGCCAAGCCCGCCCCGATAGCGACGGAAGGTGATGCCGCCGAAGCTGACCTCTTCCCCCACGCGGCCGCGCAGATCTGCCGCGGCAGCGGTGTTGAGATAGGTCTCGCGCACCTCCTTGTGGGCCACGAGATCGGCAAAGAAGGCAGAGCCGCATTCGGCGCGCAGCTGCACCTGCCCGGCAGCCAACCCGCCAAGACTGTCCTCGACGCTCTCGATCATCGCCTGGCAGCGTTTGCGTAGGGCACCCGATGCAGGCGACTGGTTGTCGAGATCAAAATCGACCTCGGCCGCCGGTGTGATTCCAAATTCGGCGTAGTAGTTGATGACGGTCGCGCCGTCCTTCGGATCCTTCACCACGCCCTGAATGCCGTTGAAGAGGTGGAACTCGAAAGTGGCCTCGGCGTCATTGCGCAGACGTGCCATCTTACGAGCCACTTCGGTCTGCACCTGCTGGGTCGCGGTTTCCGAGCCGAAGTCGCGGATGGCTTGGATTTCCGAGGCCCAGAGCACATCCTGCTTCTTGAACTGACGGCAGACGAAGGCGCGCATGTCGCGCCGTTCCGGCACCTGCTGTTCATAGGTCGAACCGCGTTCCGAGAACGGGATCAGCGATAGCGTGCCATCGCGGCTTTCGATCATGACGGTGCGTTGGCGCACACCGCGCGATCCGAACAGGCCCGCACCCGATAGGATTGCCGGCTTGAAGGGAATGTTTTCTAGAGCCCGGGTGAGCTCGATAATGCTGAAGGCGTCGCCCTCAAAGATGTCCATGGTTGCCATGGGGATGTCCTTTCTCTCTCAGGCTCAGCGCAAGATGATGCCAAGTGCGGCCAAAGCCGTGGTGGCGGCGGTGATCTGGGCCTCGGTCGCGCCGTCGGGCCAGACGAGCTCATGCTGGTTCACAAGCGTGGGGCCGCGCAGGACGACGACACCAGCCGCATCGGCCGCCGAGGCATCGACACCGGCCCAGAGAATGCCAGCAGCATTCTGACTGCCGTTCGTCGCGGCCGGTGCGAGCCCGGTGTATTTGCCGCCCGTGGTGATCTTGCCGAGCACCGTGCCGGGCTCGAGCTTTCCGGCCCCGGAGGCAATGGTGACGGTTTCTCGGGTGTAATCGCGGAGCACTTCCCAGACGAGGAAGCCGCCCGCGTGTTTGCCTTCAGTAAGCGTCGTCATGATGCGTTAGCCTTTCGTCTTGAAGGTTCGGGCGAAGACCTCGCCCCAGGATTGGGTGGTGGCCGCGCGCCCGGGTTGGGCATGGGCAGCGGTGATGTCAGGGGTTGCCTCGGCCTTTGCCGCGAGCAGCCGATTGCGGACCTCGTCGAGACCCAAGTCCTCCTCGAGGAAGCGGCCAGCCATCTGTGGCTGACCTGCAAGACGGCAGAGATCGATGACGGCCCGCGCATGAGCGATGGCCTCGGTGCGAACGGTCGCAGTGTCGGCTATTGTGGGCTCACTTGCGGCCTCGGTTGGCGCTTCCGCAGCCGATTGTTCGGGGTCAGGCTGGGTGTTGGCGTCTGCAACACCCTCGGCCTGCGGCTCCGGGGCTGCAGGCTCATCGGGTTCACCTACCGCCTC